ATTTGCATATCCAGCTCATCGACAATCCTGGTACGCGTTTCAGTAGCCTTCCACGATATCAAGACGTTTCGATCAAGAGTTGCTTTGACCATAGCCAAAGCTTCCCTGGGTTTCATCTTTTCCAACACGGTCGAAACGTTCCCCTTCTTTTTCTCGTGAACGATGACCTCGCCTTCATCAATGTCGCGGAGAAGGACCGGGTGGTTTTCCACTTCGGCCCATTCCTTAGCATTGATGACATTCATGCCCGGCATAAGCCGGACAGTGTTGGTCTGCTTGCAGTCTTTTCCGACCGCGTAAGCAATCGTGTAAGGCCGGGCGAGCTTATACTCGACCAGCGCGACTTCCTGTTGTTCCATAGCATTCTCCTCAATGCTTTAAGTTTGCGATCAAATACCTTTGTAGAACGAGGCCGACAGCGGGTAATAAACTAACACTCCGCCAACGCGTTCTTCCGTGTTGATGATAAAGGCCAAGTTCCGCTCTTGCGGCGCGTGCTGCATGAAATCCATCGGGATTTCGAGCGTCACAGACATGGGATCGCGGGTATAGGCAACCATCACGTCCAAACCGCCAAAACCAGCCGGAGCGGTAAGCTCATTGAGCTCATCCCAATAGGTGATTTCGGGATGGTTCGCGGCCAAGAATTGCAGAATGGTCGTGTCGCTGTTCGCGCTGCGAGGCGTGGTCTTCATCAAGGCAAACTGAGCCACGGGAAACAGAGCGGCGTTTGCCTGCTCGGCCCCTTTGGTCAGCGTCTTGATGCCGTTAATCATCAAGTTGACGTCGCGGATGATCTGATCGGCCGACTTCGCAGTCCAAAGCGTCGATGATCCGGTTCCGTCAGCGGGAACGGTGCCAACAGGAATATTGGCATTGGAAAGAAAACCCGGCAAATCGTATTCCGAATCGCCAAAGAGAGCGATCTTGTTTTCTTTCTGCGCAACACCGCGACGGTTAGCCAGCGCTTTGCGGTCATTCAAGTTCTTTCCGGTCTTAGCATTCGAGCGAATGTCTTGAACCGAGTAATCAAAGGCCAGGCCCAAACCTTTAACCTTCGATGTGAACTCTTTACCCTTCAGCGAAATGCGGGGCAGGTCATCGCTATACGAATTGATGATTACGGCCTCGCCGACCTGGTCATATTGTTCGTACGTAATGGTGTCGGCACCTTCCCCAGCTTCAAAAGAAACCGGGAAAAGGGTGCGCTGCTTGAGCTGCGGGTATTTGACGTCGTAAGTTTTAGACTTCAAATACTCTAACTGGCGACCGAAATAGACCTGGGAATCTGCGTCCAGGCGTTCGGATCTAACTGGTTTGATAGACATAAATTGTTTCCCCTTTTCTTAAATGAGGTTCAGATCGACGATGGCGAAACCGCCAGCGGAAGCGCTGGTAAGGTAACGTGCATTCGTGACCTGCACTGCGGTGTCGGTATCAGCATCCGTGCGGAAAATTCCTTTTTCAGTTCCGCCAGCGCCGTCAGCGAAACGGACGAAAACGTCGTTATCCGGCGTAACGTCCTCTTCGACTTCGACGTAAATTTGGCCGCGTTTGAGAACCGCCATCGCGCTTTTCGCGGGATAGTGGTCATCTGCGCGGTTTTGTTCGAGGACGGCAACGCCGACCATAACGTCGGAGTCGGCTGTCGGAAGCTTGGCTCCATTGTCGTCGCCGGCAACTTTCGCCAACATGCGGCCGTAAGGGACCTCGTCGGTTGGATTGTTCCAAGTAAGCGTCGTGCTGGGGGACGGAAAAGCGATCTGTCCCGAAGCGCCGATGCCCTGGTTAACGGAGTAGGATAATTGAGACATAAATCACCTTTCCTTTTAAGCGTCGAAGGTCTTGGAAGTTTTCCAAGCCTCGGCGGATTCTTTGCTGACTTTTGCGCGGATCGCGTCCGAGTCCAAACGGTCCTCGGAATCCGTGCGGCCCATTTCGCCGAGACCTTCGGCGAGCTTGTCTTCGGGCTTATGGTTCTCCCGAAGCACATCGAACCGAGCGGCTACATACTCGTCGGATTTACCGTCGAGCTTCGCTTCAGGGTTCTTTTTGGAAATGACCGCGCGCATTAATTGCTGATCGGTCATTGAATCAAACTTTTGATCCTTGCCCAAGACGTCCTTGGCGAAACCTTCCATTTCGATGCGCGCGCGCGCCAACTTGAGCGCGGCAGCGGTATCGAGCTTTTCGGCTTTCGCTTTTTCCAAAGCTTCCTTAGACGCTTTCAATTCCGCATCAGCGGCATCGCAGCGGCCCTTTAAGGCTTCAGTTTCTTTCTTGAGTTCGGAGGCCTCGCCAACCTTGCGGACGATAGCGGCCGCAACGGCTTCCGAGACTTCGTAATCAACACCGTCGAGTGTTACTTTTGCCATATTGACATCCTTTTTTTGTTTTGCCGTTTCGGCCATGCGCGTTTCATCCTCACTGTCATTCGCGAAATCGCCAACCTTGGCGGTTTTCGCGGCAGCCCGGAGCTTGCTCATGGCCTCGTCGCCAAACGGCGACTGCGGAGCCCGGGCGAGGGCATTTCTCAAATGCGCAAGGTCGACTTCGCCCTGCGCATTCTTGTACGGAAAATGTCTTAAACTTCTTGGTTTTGTTTTGCCGTCTTCGTCTTTTTCTCCACCGGATTCGATATAGGCGAATGCGGAATCTGGGAGATTGTTGACGTAATTGGTATCCCAGTCTGCGTCTTCGTGTTGAACGGCGTCGGCTGCATCCAGCCGGATGCGAACCTCTGAACCCGCTCGCCCTTTTTTAACGACGGCGAGGTGGTTGTACATAATGTCCCGCTGGATCGCATCATACTTTTCGCCGTTCCAAACGCCCGGGGTTTCTTCCATTTCACAAGTATAACCGCAGGAGGTCTCTGTTTTCCCGGAGGCCTTAATTTCACGGATCGCATCTGCGTCGGTGACGTTCACCCCAACTTTGAGGAAGTTGCTCAAACGCTCAACACTTTCGTTGGTGAAACCGACCTGGTAATTTTTTGTATTCGTCGCGTCGAGCATCTGAGGAGGGTGCTCATTGGTTACCGCCAGCTCTGCCAGCGATTTCATCGAATCGGATTTGAAGACTTCTTCGGGCGGGCGCAATTCCCGGCGGACGGTTCCGTCGGGCAGCGTGTACTTGAAGACCCCGACGCGCGTGGCAAAAGCGTCAGCCTTGAGATAGCCTTGCGGCGTGATCTCGGCTTTCCTGATCTGCCCAAGATCGAATCGCTTTACTTTTGCCAACTGATCCCCTTTTACCCCTGATTTTATCAGAAGTGATAGAGAGCACAATATCAGTATTTTTTTTTAGGCACTAGCGGAAATTTTTTGATGCGGCGCATCCAAGCTATGTTTGATCGATTATTCCTCTTCAAAGACGGGAATCGGACTGCACCGACAATTGTAGTCCTCTCCTGGATGCCCACCCTCTGGCGGGTCGTCCCAAGAGAAAATCTTATCACGCCGCGCCCAATGCGAAGGGTCGGCGTCAGGGTAAAGCCCTCCCGGGCGTCCGCGTACGCGACGGTCGTTTAAGGTAGACCAGCGGTATTTCGTAATCCCGTAGCTCGTTTGGCGTGCCTGGTGAAGGCGGCCGTTGAGCTTGTTGATCTGATCGCGCGCGATAAACTTGGCGCGGCGCACGGCCTTATCCTTCTCCAAGTCAATAAGTGGCACGAGCTTTTTAGCAAGCTCGGCTGTAGGCGCGCCGGTCGAAACGGTGCGGATCGTCATGTTTTCGACCTTCTTGAGGTATTCCTCTTTGATCGATCCGATAAGGGCGACGTTTTCTTTAACGAAGGCGTTGAATTGGTTTCGGATGCCGCGGTCTGAAATAATCTTTTCCAGGCTTACACCAAGGACGCGCCTGAAGTTTTTGGCCAGCTCTCGCTTCACGTGTGCGTCGGTATCGGCTGCGGATTGCTGGACGTAGCTCTTTATTTCGGGCTCGGACAGTTTACGAAAAACCTCGACGCGAATACCGCTCATAATGAAGCCGATCTTGTCCGGATAGTCGTCCGTCCGTTCTGAATCGCGATGCCCTAAGTCGCGACGCGCCTCCTCGGCTAACGCCGGGATTTCCGGGATAAGCCGCTCGGAAATAAGGGAGGCAATAAGCTCAACGCCTTGGCGTATTTTCTTGAAGTAGGCACGCTCCACGCTGTCGGGCGGCAAGACGCGATAAGGAGTAGCCAACGGTCGCGGCCTCTTCCCATCCGCTGCCCGCTTGGCGCGCCGCTCCTTTATGACCTCTTGGACAATTCCATCGGCCCTTATCGATCTCACGCGTACCCCTCGGTTTCTTGTCCGGATTGCGTTTCCGTTTCGCTTGAAGCTTCTTCCTCTGGCGCTTTGGCGGCCTCTCTCCCTTGGGTATCAATTTGAACAAGGTCAGAATACCCGTTAGGCGTGTAGCGCGCGTAGGCAACCTCTTCAGGGTCATAGACTTGGTTACGGATATTAATTTCATCGATTTCCGCGTTGATCTTCCTGGTTTCAGCCTTCTCTTTTTCGGAAGGCTGCATGAGGGGCGGAAATTCGACCTCCATCTCGGGAACTTTCCCGGCAGAAGGCGAATCGCTGGCCAGGAACATAAGCTTGGCGATCCGCAGGATGGGCTCCATAAGAATATCGCGTTGCTGGCTACGCACGTAGTCATACCATTGCTGGAGCTGGGAGGATCCGTTTGAACCGAGCCCGGATGGAGCCTCGTTGAACAGGATGATTTTGGGGATGTCGGTCGCGGCCGCAAGGCGGTCTTTGAACTTCTCCAGGATTTCCGCAACGCCGGCAACACTCGCCGTGTCGCGCTCGAACTCTTCATCGTCCTGGATAACGACGGC